CCCCTCACTCAACTCATAACTAAGCCCTACAATCAAGAAATGCTTCTTAAAAAACCTTCTCGCCTCCAGCCCCCTGTGTCGCCTTCGCTCCCCGCCTTCCTCCACGATCCAAATAACCTCCTTATCCGCTAGCCTCTGCACACTCTTCCCGACTGTCTTCCTTCCGATCCCTGACATCTTCGCTAAATAATTAAGTGCATCCGTACTACTCATACTCTGCACGCGGAAACGCTCGCAGAGACAATACAAGACGATCTTGTCTGAAGACGTTAAATCCTCTCTATCGAGATTTAGTCTAAAGATTCTCCAGACTCCTTTCTTCACTTCCGAATATCTCAACTTCGTCAGACTATAACGCACACATCCAGATTCTTTTTCATTATCGGGTACGCCTGTTTCTATCCACCAATATTGATTCAATTTCTTTTCCTTCTTTTCCCTAAGAGAGCGAGCGTAAGCTCTGCTCTCTCTTTAGCTTAGTCTAGTCTGTATTAGTAATTATTACTAAGGAGTAGGGACATTTTTACTAACGAGTTGGGACATTTTTACTAGGGGTACTAATGTTTTTTCTCCTTCTCCTTGGTCTTTTTTTTACCAAAAATACGATCATATTCTTGGTCAAATTTCTTTTTATTGTAGGGTCTGTAATCGCTACCTTTGCTCATTCTTCCTCCTTTAAAATAGCTAATCCAATATGGTAAATAATTTGTGGAACTATGGCATTGCCTAATGATTTAAGTCTGTCCACCCGATTGGGTATCCCATTAGCCACTCGACCCACTCTGGGTTCAATGCGCCAGTAGTTTTGTTCAAAGAATTCAATGTATCTGGTAGAGAATTGCTCGGCTTCCTCCCCTTCGCCTCTAAAGTTTCTGGCTTCCTCCCCCCTTTGTAGTCTCTCGCTGTCGGAGTCGGCCACATCTTCACTTGTTGTTGTAGTGGTGGCTTCTGCCCCCCTCCTGGATGATTCTTTCTCGGCTTCTTTATGTTCGTGTGATCGAAAGCTGTCGGAGTTGACCAAAGATTGCCTGGAGTCGGCCACATCTTGCTTTTCACTTGCATGGTTAGATTCGGCATAGTCGTTCCGTTGTTGTACTTCTCCATTCTGTCCTTGAACTTCTCCATGTCCATGTCCTGTTCGTGTGCTATCGGAGTCAACCACATCTCGTTTTCCGATGATCCAGATTCTATCTCTTCTATGGGGAGCTTCGACACCGCAAGCTGGAATAATAAACGATTGCGTGGAGTAACCTTCGGCTTCCAGGTCAAGACACACATCATCGAGTGCCACGTTGACGAAGCCACCAACGTTTTCGACAATGACCCAAGTGGGTTTTTTTTGTTCAATAATTTTAAACATGTACGGCCAGAGGTGTCGGTCATCTTCCTTGCCTTTTTGCTTACCCGCAAGGCTGAATGGCTGACAGGGGATGCCTCCACAGATGAGGTCGTGTTCGGGAATATTTCTAATTGTTTCTTCATTTTTACTGATCTCCTTTAAATCATTATAGATTGGCACTTCAGGCCAATGTTTATTTAACACTTTTTGACAAAATGGGTCGAACTCACAAAACGCAATGGTTTCAAATCCTCCCGTTGATTCCAGTCCTAGTGAAAATCCACCAATACCAGAACATAAATCTAATATCTTGAGTTTGCTCATATCAACTTTATATCTTTATCTTTTTTCAACACATCCAATACGGGAGAATCATCATTCCTAAACAACGTCATTACAGACGTATCAACATCTCCACTATTGGTTTTAACTACGCTTGCCCTAACCACTCTTGTTGGTTCAGGGTTCACTCCTTGCTCCATGCAAATCTGTTCAAAGTCATTGGCTAACCATAGTGCTAGTGCAAACCTCATTCCATCTACGATACTGGATGCACCTCTAATAGACTGTCTCGCCTCCATACTGCTCTCTGTTCCGACTAAACCGCTCTTGTTCATGTGATGTATGGACAACGTAGTCGCTCCTAGTTGTGCCGATATACTGGCACAGAACGAACACCACAACTGAGCTGACTCGTTAGAGCTACTGATAGGGCTAGAAGCACTCACAAAGCTCTGTATTGGGTCAAACACAACTAACTTAAGGTCAGGTATTGATTTAAGTTCTTCGACCAATTCTGTGGCCTGTTGAGTAATATTATCCTCTGTTAATAAGATCATAGGCTTACCATGATCTGCAATGGTATAAACAAAGACATCATATGGTGTATTGAATCTAGCACCATGAGGGTCTAAAGAGTTTATTCTCCTGTGTATCTCTTCTTGGTTATCTTCTGAACTAAGAACGACTGAAGAACCTGACTGCAAAATATTTTTGCCTAAGAATGTTCCTCCCCCTTTTGCTAAGTTCAAGGCTAACTGCAAAGCTAAGAACGATTTACCAATACCACCGACACTTGATAAGACTCCTGGTGCTTTGAGCGGAATAAAACGATCCACTAACCACTCGATAGGAGGAGGACTACCGATGAGGTTTTTTATAGCGTACCGCTTTATCCCTAAACCAAAATCTTCAATCTCTTGTTTGACTGATTCTAAACCTACTTGTTGATGTAGATCGTTAAAGTCTCCAATGATTGAAGGTAATTTTACTACAGAGTTATGAATTGCTTTTACACATTCATCAGCTTTCTTTTGCCCAACTCCATTCTTATCATTATCAAAAGCAATAATAAACTTAGCCTGTGTTTTCTCACGCATCCTGTTCATTGCTTCCAAACCAAAAGTCGCTGAAAAAACAACAACTACTGGCAAACTTGTTGCTAAATGTACGCTAACTCCTGTAGCGACACCCTCAACAACAACTACCTTTTCTAAACTGTGTAACTGGTTTAAATTAAAACCAATGGGAAAGACATTTCCTTTCACTTCGCTGGCAGATACAAACTTTTTACCGCCTTTTTTGTCTATATACTGAAGACTTCTTAACTGACCTGTTATAGAATGCGCCACGGGAATTATCAGGCTACCGTTTAATTCCTTTAAACCATAATTATTAACTATATTTTTTGCACTTAAATAAGGATGCTCAACACAATCATTGCACTTCTCAAATCTCTCCCTAACCTCCTCTGCTACTTCATCTTGCCTCCGTTTCTTATGTTCTTCCCCTTGACGTATAGCTTCGTCCAGTTTGGTCTTTAGAACCTGTCTCTGAGTATCACTTAATTGGTTAGGGTCAACTGAAGACCACTTACCTTGTAAGCCTGTTCTCCAGTTACCCCATACGCAGTTCTGATAGTCTCCAGTTTCATTGAAGACATACCAACCAGACCGCTCCCCATGTTTATCAGGGCGAACACCAACACCCGACTTAACGGGTACTCTGACTAATTCGCCTGTGGTATTTACATAATCAATGAATAGACCATCGTTAGTCATTTCACTAATTAATGAATCGATGCTTTTCTTCTCTCCTCTGAAGCGAAAATTTTCATCTATGACGATTCCCTCATCGCCTACATATTTTCTTAAATCAACCATTTTCTCGTAATTCTTTTACGAGAAGTCCTTTATCAGCTAACTCCGAACAATAATTTAGATACTCTGCAATAGCCTTACCAAATAGTTTCATCCTCTGATCTCTCTCCCATTCGTGCATGACAAATGTATTTTCTTTTTTTGCTATTTCTAAATAAGTATCTTTGGTTAAGGTCAAGGCATACTTGATGCCTTCATAATTTAATTGTGCGACATATGGTAAAGGTTCTCCTCTTTCTAATCTTTCCCTTATCTTCTTTGTGTGTTCCATACAACAACTTCCGTAGTAACGATCCTCCACTCGTAATAACAGACCTCCGCTGGGTGACGTGCAATAACTGCACAACGAAGGCCTGTCATACTTTAGGGGTTCATTAGAACGGGACATCTTCAGCAGATGTTTCTTCTTTAGGTTTCTGCACAACCTTCTCTGTAGCTTCTTTTTTTACCACAGGTTGAAACGTATTACCGAAGTCATCTTTTATTTCCATGTAACCCTTTTCACCTTCGACAAGTTCTGCTGACAGAGACTTGCCTAATAGTTGAACACTAGGATCAGTTAATGCACCTGTAACTCCACACGCTTTACCAATCTTTCTCAATGTTTCCACACCGATGCTAACTGCTTTGTCGCTTGTGTTGTGTGCCATGGTACAGGCATAGTTCATGTTAATAGTGGTATCTTCTACTTCAAAGAATAACTTCAAAGCCTCCCAACCATTTGCACCTGTAATGATTTCATCACCACAGAATGTCATGTTATGCCTTCCTGGTGTTAGCTTACCTCCGCCTCCACCGCCTTCGCTTACGCTATCCACATCTAAGTCGTGGCCATACTTGGTTATATCTACCATTTTTATCTCCTTTAATTTTTGATGATTGCCTCTCTGATTGAATCCCAATCAAAAGGCATTTCTTCAGGTAAACCATATCTATTCTTAGCTAAGAAAGCTGGTTTCGCCTGTGTGTAAATAACACGATCTCCCTGAACTGCTTTAGTGTTTGTCTGCCCACCTTTACCCTGTGTCTTAACTGTACCCAGTTTAAAGTTAGCAAAGAAACAACAATCACTATGCTCAAGTATTAAGTCTCCAGCTTTACGATGCAACTTCAGCTCGTGTCTGTCGTATGCCTCAATCTCTGGTGACTCAAATCTTTTTATTTGGTTATGAGCAATCTGGATAATTGTCATACTCTTCTCATCTCTTAAACGATTGAGTACGTCTATATATTCTCTCCATTGTTTTAGAGCTTCCACATAGCCACGACCATAACCAAATTCTTCAATAGATTTCTTACCATGCTCTTGACAGACCTTCTCCCAAATTAATGGCTCAAGCCAATCTAAAGAGTCAACTGCTAAAGTCTTATACTCGTGATCTTCGTCTAATAAAGTTTTAAGATTAGCCACAAAGGTATCGTAGTCTTTAGCCACAGGAAAGTGATCGCATTGAATCTTACCCATACCATCTTCAGTCAAAGCAAAGATGGGTGCATTCATACCAGATGCAAAAGATGTTTTACCAATCCCAGCACCTCCATATAACACAAGCTTGGGTGGTTTAAGCTTAGTCTTTTTTCTTATATCAGCTAGACTCATCTTCCACCTCTATTACTTCTGCATCAGACTCTACAGCTGTTTTTAGTTTATCGCTGTAATATCCGATTAAAATATCCATTTGCTCAACATTCAAGTTAGCTTCCTGAATATATCTATTCTTCTGCTCTTGGTGCATTTTGCATTTATTAAGAATTAAAACTGCATCGTCAGACAGATCAGATACTTTGTACTCTGGCCCGTCATCTGAAAACCTTACAGTTTCTTCTGCTTCCTGATTATTTTCATCAGTCATTTTTTTCTCCTACATATTGTTTATAAGTATCGCAAATACCTTTTGCATTACAGAAACGACAAGTCTCTTTGCTTGGGTTGTATTGCGGGTTTTCTTCGTCACAAGCATCTGCTGCTGGTTTCAAAGTCTCGTAACCCCAGTCCACTAGATTAGCTGCGGACATGGAATAAGATCGTATAGCACCATCTTTGTGCCATGATCTAGGTTGTACTATTGTCATGGTAACTACTGTGTCTTCATTACCATATCTTGATAAGGCTCCTAATGAATAAATGAGCAACTGTGTGTTGTCTTCTACATTAACTGGAAACTTACCTGATTTTAAATCTATGATCTCTAATTCTTTCTCGCCTATCAGTATGGCATCTGCCGTACCCCAAATGTGTTCTGATATTTCTTCCATGCTTACTCTCTCTTCTATAAGCATCTTGGCATTTAATTCTTCTTTTCTTTTGTTGACGTAATCCACATAAACTTCTGCACATTGAATCATCTCTTCGTCAACTTCTATTTCAAACTCTTCTACTAATTCTTTTCTACCTAACCAATAGTCTCTAAGTGTTACGTTCTCTAAACGATCTTTAAATAACATCTCTGACATACTATGCACAAACGTACCAGAGGCAGCTGCATAACTTGTAGAGTAAGGCACTTGACTTGCTAGATTAGGCATACCAGGACAAGCCATCCATATCTTTGAACCACTAGGACTGAGTTTAGCGTGCGCCATTTGATACCAGCTTGTCTTGTTCGTACTCTTGGATATAGTCTATATCGTAAAGCACCTTGCCACCGATCTTAAAGAATTGAGGCCCTTGCCCCTTTCCTCTTTGATTCTCTAGTGTTCTAGGGCTGATCTTCCATCGTTGCGCTAGTTCTCTAGTGTCAAGAAATTTGCTGGTTTTGTCTTCCATATTTTCCATTATTACTCCCTTCTGTACTCTTTCATTGCCAATAATACATTTTTTAACTAGAATATCAACCACAAGTGATGAAAAAGTTTATAAAAGACAATAAAGCCACCAGTCGTCAGGTTGGAGGTGATCACTATAAGAGTCTGGAAATCACTCCTACTCAATACATCTATGCTAATAAACTATCTTGGAATCTTGGTAACTGCATTAAGTACGTTACTAGAAACAAAGAAGACAAGGTAGAAGACTTACTAAAAGCCAAACATTACATAGATTTAGAGTTGGAAATGATTTATGGATGTAATCCCGAAGGTATACGGGAGGAAAATAAATGAGCCAATATATAGATAAAGTAAAGATAAATGGCAAGACTACGAGTCTTAAAGACAATCCTTGCATATCAGTATGTAGCTTGACGTATGGAGCTGGAGACAAATGTATTTGTGGTCGCAGCTTAAGTCAGGTTTCTAACTGGAATGGTTATGATGATGTCACTAAGAAGATAATCGTAATGAACGCTATAGAAGATAAGGAGTCTTTTCCAAGACAGAAACTTACCTTCTTAGCTGATGAATACGACATCACAGTAGATTCTGCTAAACAAATCTTTGTAATAGACAGAAAGGAAACATAACATTATTCACCATCAATAATGTTCTGTATGTGTTCTCCTACAAGGTTTGCGTTGGCTATCGCTTTGTCCTGATGAATGTGTGCGTATCTCTGGGTGGTTGCCTGATCTCGGTGGCCTAACAAGTTACCTACCTCTGATAGATTAATCTTTTGCAAAGACCAGGATGCGTAACTGTGTCTGATGTCATGCAGTCTTATATCTTCTAAACCAACTGCTTGCTTGATGGTTTCCCATGTTCTTCTTGGTGCTTTTATACCAAGGATGTATTCAGAAGAGCGATCTTGCTCGTTGATTATGTCTAGTGCCATAGGTGTTAGATGAATAATACGATCCTCTCCGTACCTGTCTGTCTTGTGATCCTTAATAATAAGTGTGTTACCTACTAGATCAGTCCACTTAGCTTTGGCTATCTCTCCCTTCCTTGCACCTGTTAGGATTAGTAACCAAATAAAGGCAACTGATTTCTGATAGATTTGGTCATCTTTCCTTTTCTTTAGTTCCTCCACAACTGCCAGCAGCTCTTCATTGGTCATGTATCGCTTACGTTTGTTCTCCCTGTTCTTAGATATATTAGTGCTTGGGTTTATAACTACGAGTGATAATGTAATGGCTAGGTTATAAATAGCCTTTATAATAGATAAACACTTGTTAGCTAGAGAAGGTGCTCTATCACTAATATCAAAGTGTAACTGTGCTATATCCCCTCGTATTATTTCATCTATGTTCTTGTCGCCAAGAACAGGACTGATATTGGTTTGGTAGACTTGCTCTATCTTAGCAACAGTCTTGACCTGTCTTCTTTTAAGGTCTTTGACATAGACCATAAACATTTCATCTAAAGTTTTCATAACATCTCCCTAATGCGTTATCAGGTAGTATAGTGAAGTTTATCTAATATGTCTAATATGTTGTCTATGGGTTTGTTGTTCTTCATCTTCTCATCTTTGACAGTAAAGCTTTCAGTCTTTTTAGGCTCATAGAAAACCACGTTCATGTGTTGTAAGGAGACAAAGGCAAAGATGTCTATTGAACCATTCTCGTAACTGCGGTTCTTAGTGTGCGATCCTCTACGCATATCAAATCGCCAGTTCGTTCTGTGTTTCTCTATCTT